AACGATGAAGCGCGAGCTGGCGCAACGGCTGGCCCCGATGACCGGCCCGGCGCTGGATGATCTGCGGATCTGGTGTGAGCGCAACCCGGGCGGGAAAGGGCGCGACCGGTTTCCGATTGCGCTGAAGATCATGGAGCAGGCACGGGATGTGCAGGAGCCCGACAGCACAGATGCATCGCCGTTGATCCGCAAGGTCTTTGCACATGAAACCGGGCGCGTTGCGATTGAAAAGGGGTATGCGCCTGAGTTGCTGAAGCACCTGAAGAAGAAACGGGAATGGCCGGGCGCCTGGACGGTCAAAGAGATCCGCGAGGCGGCAGATGACACGGTTCGGCAGTTCCGGGATCTCGAAATGCGGGACGCGCGCGGTGATGCGCTGGACCGCGATGATCAGAAGTTCCTGATGGTGCGGCGGGCGGCGATCAGGGCCTGTCAGGACATCGCGGATCTTTCTTTGGGGGAGCGGGCAGGATGAGCATGATGGGCAGTATTGAAGCGCAGGATATGGTTTGGTTTGCCGTTCAGGTGAAGCCGCGCGCGGGTGGCGGGGTGCGCACCACGGTTGTGGATGCGGAATATGAAGCCTATCGCGACCGGCAGGGCCGGGTGCGCAAGCGGCGGATCGGGGAGACGGGAAAGCGGGTGTTTGTGCCGGAGCTGATCCTGCGGCGCGCGGGCTTTGACGTGTTTCTGCCGGTGAAGAAGGACTGGCGGCGCAAGAACCGATTCAGTCCGGAGAAGCATCTGGTGGCGCGGCCGCTTTTGGTGAACTGGGTTTTCGTTGGCTGGGACCAGCGGGTGCGCGGCTGGTCGGCGTGGTCCGATCTGATGCGGCTGGATCTGGTGTCCGGGGTGATGGGCAGCGGCGGGCGGCCGGTCGCGATCGGACAGAAGCGGATCATGGAACTGATGCGGCAGTGGGGTGGGGGGCGGTTGCCCCCTGAGATGCACAGGCAATTGAAACAAAAGCACAATCTTGCAACCGGAAGCCGGGCGCGGATTGTGGTTGGGCCCCTGGACGGCACTGAGGTTCGGGTGATTGACGTCAATGGTTCGTCGGTCAGGGCCACCCTGGGTTTGCTGGGGCGCGAGGTTGAAACCGAACTGTTGGCCGAGGATCTGGAGGCGTTGAATCCGGAGCATGTCCAACTGTAAAGCGGGACTGTTAAGGGGGATTGACTTGGTTAACAAACTGGCTATTGGATAGGGCTGTAAGCGTTCGGAAGTACCCCGCGCAAGGTTTTCGCCAGCGTGTTCTGGTCGGGGCTCAGTCGCTGAACCGTGCTGATTTGGGTGACAGGAAAACCCGCAAGATCAGAGACGGGGACACTGTGCCCTGAGATATCCCAAGCAATTAGTTCGAACAGGCCCGGCGGCAACGCGCGGGCCTTTTTCATATCTGCGGCCCGTTTGGGCGGGTCTGAGAATTCAGGCCGGGGTTTTGATCTGGAGGATGTGAGATGAAGTTGATGCGGTTTGCGATGATGGTGGCGGGGCTGGTTGGCCTTGCCGGGGCAGCGATGGCGGAAGTGGGCAATGAGGCCCTGGGGCCGGGTTCGCTTGTCGAAGTGGTTCAGCAGGAGGACGTGGTGATGCTGAGCGTCGGTGATGTCGATGTGCGGGAGCTGGAGCGGTTCGGCAACATGCTGGCTGCGTTGGGCGATGAAGGACCGAAGGTGGAAGCGCGGGCGCTGAACCGCGTTGGCGACATGGCGCGCGTCGAAGTCGTGCGGACCATCGCCAAAGAGACCAGTTTGCCGCAAAAAAACGTGCGCGACAGCCTGCAGGTGAAGCGGGCCAGCGCCTCGGACCCGGTGTATGTGATCAGCGCCAAAGGCCGGGACGTTTCGCTGCGGTTGTTCAAAGCGCGGGAAACCCTGCGCGGCGTCACTGCGACGGTGCGCGGCCAGCGCCAGCTGTTCGAGCGGTCGTTTATCAAAGGTGGCAGCTTTGCTAAGGGCCGGGTGGCGCTGAACATGGGCGGCAATGTCTTTGAGCGTGACGGCGCGCGGACCAACCTGGTGCGTGTTCGCTCTGGTGTGGTCATTCCGGCTGAGATGGTCGACGGGCCTGCGGCGAAAGCGTTTGATCAGAGCGTGGCGCGGAACCTGCCGCAGCGCCTGAGCCACGAAATCAGCCGGGTGCTGCCGGGCTGACAGGCCCGGTCGGAAAAAGGGACCGTACCGCAATCTGAAACGTAGCGGTGCGGGAAGCTCCCGGGGGGTGGCCAGTCTGACGGGATTTTGAAAGCCTTAACAATTGTAGGCACTTAACGCCGGAGCTTAACAAATCATCCCGACCGGCCACGGAATGAACGGGGCGAGGATGAACACCGAGACACGGGAATTGTCGCAGGCCGAGTTTGCGCGGGAAATGGGGGTCAGCCGGGCGGCGGTCAGCCAGTGGAAGTCGAAGGACATCCTGCGTGACAGCGCTTTCTCAAAGCCGGGAAAGAAGGGCAAAGTCCTTTTTCACGTCGCGGTGGAACAGGTGCGTCGCAACCGTGATATCGGCCAGTCTCTGGGCAATGGAATTGGAACCCGGACAACCGTTGATGACTTGTCGTCCGATGGTTTGGACGCCGTTTCTCCCGATGCGGTAGCAGCAGCTGACCCGGCACCGGATCCGGTGCCTGTCGCCGCCCCGCCACCGCCGGATCCCGCGCCGCGGGTCGATTCTGTCGAAGACCAGCTGAAGCGTGCCAAGCTGGAGCAACAGCTACGGACCAACCGGCGTGAGGCTGAACAGGATGCGCTGGAACGCGGCACGCTGATGGCCACAGCAGACGCCCGCGAACAGATGAGCCGCATCGCGGCGGGCATGCTGCAGATGTTTGAAGGCGCATTGCCGGGGTTTTCTGAGGTATTGGCCGAGCGGTTCGACCTTCCACAGCGCGATGTTCTGCACCTGCTGCGCGAGCAGTTCCGCAAGGCGCGCAAAGAGGCCGCCAAGAAGGAGGGAAGTCGCGCCGGACGGTTTGAAGAGACCGTGCAGACCGAGGTGGAAAGCTGATGCTGGATATGGAGGTGGCGAACGCGGAACGCATGGCTCATGAAGTCATGGCCGATATCTGGGAACCGCCGCCGCCGATCGACTATGGAGCCTGGGCGGTTGAAAACGTGGTGTTTTCGAAACGGGAAAGCCCTCAGTTCCCGGGCCCTTATGATCGCGAACGCTTTATCTACTTTGACGAAATTCTGCGGGCGCTGTCGCCCGAAGATCCCTGCCGCATTGTCACCCTGTCTAAAAGTGCGCAGCTGGGGGGCACCGTTCTGGCAAACATATTCACCGGCGGTTCCATGGATATGGACCCCGGTGATTTTCTGTATGTCCACCCGACCGATGAGAACGCGCGGCGCTGGTCGAAAATGAAACTTGCGCCGATGCTGAAAGGCACGGCGGCCCTGCGCGCGATTTTCCCGATGAAGGCCCGCGATGGTCTGGATTCGGTCACCTACAAAGAGCGGCGCGATGGCCGGGGCGCCATCCAGATCTCTGGCGCGAACTCGCCCGCGTCTCTGTCTCAGGTCACCATGGCCCGCCAGGTGCAGGACGATCTGGCCAAGTGGGATATGAATGCAGCCGGGGACCCGGAAACGCAGGCCGACAGCCGGTCCCGTGGTGTGGACTTTGCCAAGATCTTCAAGATCTCGACGCCGATGGTGGTGCCGGGGTGCCGGATCACCAAGAATTTTGAAGCCGGCAGCCAGGAGTATCTTGAGGTTCCCTGTCCGCATGACGAATGCGGCCATATGCAGACGCTGGAATGGGAGAACATGCTGGCGCATCTGGATGAAGAGCATCCGGAGAAAGCGCATTTCACCTGTGAAGGCTGCGGGGCCGAAATCCACGAACATCACCGGCCAAAGATGCTGCGCGGAGCACGCTGGGTGGCCCGAAACCCGAAGATGAAGCGCTATCACCGGTCGTTTCATATCTGGTCGGCCTATTCGCTGTTGCAGCGGTTTGAACAGGTCGCACGCGACTGGCTGTCTGCCCGGGGCGACCCGCCCAAAGAGCAGACATTCATGAATGATGTGGTAGGCCGTGCTTATCGCGTTCTTGGGGAGGCACCTCCATGGGAGGAGATCCGCGACCTGGCAATGCAATCGGATTATGCCCGGGGCACTGTTCCGGCGGGCTATCCGCTGCTGACCTGTGGTGTCGACTGTCAGGGGGACCGGGTTGAATGGCAGGTGGTTGCCTGGGGGCCAAACAAGCGGCGCGCGGTTATCGAGTACGGTGTGTTCCAGGGCCATATCTCGGAAGAGAAATGCCAGGCCCATCTGAATGGCCTGTTACGTCAGGGCTTCCGGAATTCCTATGGGCGCAAAATTGAAATCGACCTGCTGGCGATAGATGGCAACGCCTATACCGAGGATGTCTGGGACTGGACAAAACGTCATCCGGCCAGCCGCGTGATCATGGTCCGCGGTGGAAACAGGGACGCGGCGCCGCTGTTCCAGCGGGTCAAAGCTGAGCGGAACCGGCGCGGGGAGCTGGTCCGGTATTCGCGGCGGTTTTTCAATTTCAACGGGGCCGTTCTGAAGATGGCCCTTTACCGGAACCTGAAGAAGACGGACCCGGAGGTTGCCGGTCACGTTCTGTTTCCGCGCGGGCTGGAAGATGAATACTTCAAACAGCTGACCGCCGAGACGCGGAAAGAGGAAACGAACAAACGAACCGGGTTCAAGCGCTGGCTTTGGGTCAAGGATCCCCAACAGGCCAATGAGGGGCTGGACACAGCGCTTCAGGCCGAAGCGGCATTTATCCGGATGGCTGGGGTGCAGCGCACGCTGCCTGACAGCGAATGGGATCGTCTTTTGGCGGAGCGTGAATGTCCGCCGGAAGATGTTCAGGCGGATTTTGAGGATCTGCTGATGTCTGCGCGACCAACGGAGCATGTCCCGCAACCAGCTGGACAGGATGGAACTGATCCGGAGGAGCGGGCCAAAAAGCAGGCCCGGGCCAAATGGGGGAACAGGACATAATGAGCGGTTTGATAAAGCCGGATGGCACCCCCTTGGTGGCGGAACAGCCTGTCCGGGCCACGGCGCGCTATCTTCGCGACACGCAAAGCGGTGTTATTGCGTCGCGGATTTCGCCGATGACGCAACATCGGGAAGACGTGCGCCGGGCCTGGTCGCGCGCGGCAGGGCTGGCTATGGATCTGATCCAGAACAGCGGTCGTCTGAAAGGCGCTGCGGATCAAGTTCTGGCTGACACTGTTGGCGTCGGGCTGACCCTTACTCCCAATCCGGACCTGAAGGATCTGGGCTATTCCGAGGCAGAAAAAGCTGACTGGATACGGCTGGTCAAGAAACGGTGGCGGTCCTATTGGCACACTGCGCGCGAATGCGACATGCGCGGAAAGCTGACAGGCCCTCAGATGGTCGATATCGGATTGCGGTGGCATGTAGCCTACGGCGAAGCGACGGGCGTTTTCGATTTCTTCACCGATCCGGACCGGAAGCGGTACGGCATCACCAGCGGCACAAAGTTGTGCCTCGTACCGCCACCGCGGCTGGTGCAGGACACAAATTCGCTGGAAGGTTTGTATCAGGGCGTGCGCCATGATGGCAAAGGGCGTCCGGTGGCCTACCGGTTTGAAACAATGACCGGCGGGATCAGGGGCAAGCGGGACTATGCGGCCTTTGATGGCGACGGCCGGCCGTTGGTCATGCACATCTATGACCCGTTCGATGCCACCGATGTTCGCGGCATTTCCCCGATGGCCTCTGCCTTTCGAAAGCACATTCAGGCGGAAATGCTGGATGATGCGACCCTGCAGATGGCGATCCTGCAGACGATTTTTGCCATCACGCTGACCAGTGATGCGCCAAGCCAGGATGCCTATGAGGCGTTGGAAGTGCTGAAGGAAAATGAAGGTGGTACTGGCTACGCTCAGGAATACCTCGGGTTTCTGGGGGCGCAGCTGGATCGCGCAGCGGAAAGCCGGATTTCCGTGGGGTCCGACCCGCAGGTTTCGCATCTTGGCCCGGGTGAGCGGCTGGGAATGGAGACCGCAAAGGTTCCCGGTCAGGACTATCTGCCGTTCTCAAACAATCTGGCAAGGGAGATGGCCAGAGCGATCGGCATGACCTTTGGCGCGTTCACCATGAACTGGAACGATGCCACCTATGCCAGCACCCGAATGGAAAACAGTTCTATCTGGCCGGTTGTCATGCGGAGGCGCGAGCGCAATGCAGCGCCAATGTGTCAGATGGTCTATGGAAACTGGCTTGATGAGGAAATCGGAGAGGGCCGAATTCCGTTTCGGGGCGGGTACCGGGCCTTTCGTGCCAACCGGGACCGGGTTTGCGCTGCGAACTGGCAGGGACCGGCAAAACCCACTGCTGACGATCACAAAGCAGCCAGGGCATCCACAGAGCGCCTGCAGAACGGAACCAGCTCCATCGCCATTGAAACGGGCGATCTGGGGCAGGATCCGGATGCATTGTTTGAAGAACGTCTGCGGGAACACCGGCGGTATGAGGAAGCGGGTATGCAGTCTCCCTATGCAGCCCGTCCCGCAAATCAGATCGTTGAAACGGAGGTGGCAGTGTGACCGGGGATTCGGGTGTCATGAAAGTCGGAACCGATACGGTGAACCTGTCCGACCCCTGCGCCATGGCCGAAGCGCTGACCAAAGTGCGCATCCGGCTGTCCGCTGGTCAGCTGCGTGAAACGGTTCGCATAGACGATGAAGAGGTCACGTTTCAGCGGGCCAATCTGGCAGATCTGAAAGCAATAATAGCGGAGTACCAGGCCGGGTGCACACGCACCACGGGCGGGACGAATGGCCGGCCCCGGCGATACGCCAGGCGCTTCCGCTTCGGCTCTTAACCGAACACAGGAGACATCAATGGCAGTGATTGTCGAAGACGGTCAGCTGACGCTGACCGGTTATGTTGGCGAGTCCACTCTGGAGATTGACGGCTGGGTCATTTTCGATGGGTTCACACATGCTGAGGTCGTTCAGGCCCTGGGTGAAATCGGTCCTGACGCGGATCTGACCGTTCATATCAACAGCGGGGGCGGCATTGCGACAGAGGGCACGGCAATCCGGTCTGCGCTGGCGGACCGGGAAGGCCGGACAGATATTGTGATTGACGGCATCGCAGCATCTGCGGCCTCTCTGATCGCTATGGCGGGCGAAACGGTCTCGATGTCGCTTGGCTCGCTTCTGATGATCCACGACCCCTCCGGGTTTACCTGGGGCACCGTCGAAGATCACGAAAAAACCATCAAGGGTCTCAATGCGCTTGGGAACACCTATGCGCGGGTCTATGCCCGCCGCTCGGGCAAAAGCGACGAAGACTGCCGTGCGATCATGGTCGAAGAGACCTGGTTCACGCCGGATGAGGCTGTGGCAGCAGGTTTTGCGGATGAAGCCCTGCAGGACGAAGCGGCCGCGGTCGCGGCCTTTCCCTATCAGCAATATGCGCGCGCTCCGGGTGAGCTGGTCGCCATGGCGCAAAACAAAGGGTGGCGCACACCGGTGCCGGTTGCCCTTGCTTCGAAACCGCCGGCCGCGCCGGACGGAAACCCGAAACCCCCGGTCAATGCGAAGGAGACACCCACCATGACCAATCAGACCCAGGCGGCTGCACCCCCCGCCAGTGCCCCTCCGGCACAGACCGCCGCTGCGGTCGAACCGGGT